CCTATCAGGTGTTGCCGTGGGATCACCGGGGCTGGCACGCGGGCGGCTCCGCCAACAATACCCATATCGGTTTTGAAATCTGCGAAGACGGCCTCTCCGACCGCACCTATTTTGACAGGGTGTATCGGGAGGCCGTCGAGCTTTGCGCCTATCTGTGCAGGCAGTACGGCCTGACCGAGAAAAATATTATCTGCCACAGCGAGGGGCACGCGCAGGGGATCGCCTCCAACCACGGGGACGTAATGCACTGGTTCCCGAAGCATGGGAAGAATATGGACGCTTTCCGGGCGGCAGTCAAGGCGGAGCTGGCCGCTTCCTCCGGTGATACCGGCAGCGAACCGGCCCCGGCTTCCGGCCTTTATCGGGTACGGAAATCGTGGAGCGACGCTGCCTCCCAGCTCGGCGCATTCAAGGTGCTGGCGAATGCGACAGCCCTTGCCGACAAAAATCCCGGCTATGCGGTTTTTGATGAAAGCGGCAGACAGGTATATCCGGCGGCCTCCGGCGGCTCTGCGGACAGCCCCCTTTATCGTGTGAGAAAGAGCTGGGCGGACGCGGCCACGCAAAAGGGTGCTTTCGCTGTTTTGGATAACGCGAAGCGGTGCGCCGACGAGAACCCCGGATACTCCGTCTTTGACGAGGCGGGCAAAGTCGTCTATACCGGCAAGGCCGCCCCGGCTTATACCACCTACACGGTGAAGCGCGGCGACAGCCTGTGGGCGATTGCGGCCCGCACCCTCGGTAAAGGGACACGGTACACGGAGATCAAGAAGCTCAACGGCCTGACCTCCGACCTTATCTACGCCGGACAGGTGTTGAAAATTCCGCAGAAATAACGGTATGGGGCGGCCCGGAAAGGTCGCCCCTTTTCCATAGGAGATATATGATGACCGAGATAGAAAAAGAAAAAATACGTTTCTGGCGCTGCGAGGGACTGGGGTATAAGACAATCGCCGCTCGGCTGCATCTGTCGGAGAATACCGTCAAGAGCTTCTGCCGCCGGAATCATCTGGCAGGTGTAGCCGCTGCGGAGCCAGTACTGGTCTGCCGGAACTGCGGCGCTCCGCTTGAACAGGCGCACAAGAAGAAACAGCGGAAATTTTGCTCCGCTTCCTGCCGCTATGCGTGGTGGAATGCACACCCGGAGCTGATCGACCGGCGGGCTTTTTATCCGACGGTTTGCGCCCATTGTGGAAGGGAGTTTCAGAGCTATGGCAATCAAAAGCGGAAGTATTGTTCCCATGCCTGCTATATCGCGGCCCGGTTCGGCAGATATGGCGAGCATGACGGCGGAGCAGTTTGACCGGGAGAAGCGGTATCAGGCGGCGCTTTCCATCGCCCACGATATGCTCCGGCAGGGTGTGCTCAACGAGGCGGATTTTCTGCGCGTTGAGGCCAAACTGGCGGAGAAATTCCGCCCGACTTTCGGCGGCTTTTTTTGCTGAAAAGCCTTCCTTTTTACCGTGTTCATCAGTAACATCACAGAACACAGAAAGGAGGGGCGTATCATGCAACGCACCATTACAAAAATAGCGCCGGTGATGATCCAGCAGGCACCAAGGCTGCTGCGGGTGGCCGCTTATGCGCGGGTATCCAGCGGCAAGGAAGCCATGCTGCACTCGCTGTCGGCTCAGGTCAGCCATTACAGCGACAGAATCCAAAAAACGCCCGGCTGGATTTACGCCGGAGTGTATGCCGACGAAGCGACCACCGGCACCAAGGACAGCCGGGAAGAGTTTCAGAGGCTGTTGGACGATTGCCGGGCCGGAAAAATTGACATGGTTATTACCAAGTCGATCAGCCGCTTCGCCCGCAATACTGTGACGACGCTGAAAGCCATCCGGGAGCTGCGCCTGCTGGGTGTGGACGTGTATTTTGAAGAACAGAATATCCACACGCTGGGCGAGGACGGCGAGTTTTTACTCACCCTTCTGGCGGCCTATGCCGAGGAAGAAGCCCGGTCGGTTTCCGAAAACCAAAAGTGGCGCATTCGGACGAACTTCGAGCAGGGGTTGCCGTGGAGCGTCACCATGTACGGATACCGGCAGGTAGATGGCAGGCTCGTACTTGTTCCCGAGGAAGCGGAAATCCTGCGGCTGGCCGCCGACCTGCATCTGGAAGGCTACGGAAGTGAGCGGTTGGAACGGGCGCTGGCTAAGGCCGGGGTTCGAGGGCGGCAGGGTAACACCATGACCGGCCACGAGATTATCAATCTGCTATGCAACGAAAAAAGCGTGGGGGATCTGCTGCTGCAAAAGAAGTTTGTGGATGACCCCATCACCAAGGTGGAACGGATCAATCGGGGAGAGCTGCCGCAGTATTTTGTAGAGAACAGCCACGAGGCAATTTTTGACCGGGATACCTATCGGCGGATTTTGGCGGAACGCACCCGGCGGGCCGCCCGCTTCCAGCCCCGTCCGCAAACGCCGCCCACCTATCCGTTTACCAGCCTGATTACTTGCGGGAAGTGCGGGGCGCATTTCCGCCGGAAAATCGCTGGTGCGCCCGGCTACAAAAAGCCGGTCTGGATTTGCGACACCTTCAATTCCAAGGGGAAAAGCCTCTGCGCCTCCAAACAGATCCCGGAGGATATTCTGGAAGTTGTAACTGCACAGGCTCTGGGGCTGCCGGTATTCAATGCGGAAGCCTTTGCCGCTGCGGTCAAAGAAATCCGGGTGCCGGAGAACGGGACGCTGGTCTATGAATTTCAGGGCGGGCGCACCGTAACCAAGACATGGGAGAACCCCTCCCGCCGCCATAGCTGGAACGACGAGAATCGCGGCAAGGCACGCGCTCTGGCGCTCC